GCTCTGAAATGTTCCGAAGCGCCGCGCCGATCAAGTCTGTCATCTCTCCAAAGGCACGCCGGGAGATTGGTCAGTACATCGACACCAGCTATCGAATTGGCCGCGCATGATTCATCCCTTCGATAAGATCGAGGAATACGCAGACCAGGCGGCCGAGCGTCATCGGCTCTGGATTGCGACAGTGATGAACACAGAGGCTGCGGCGGCCAATGCCCCGCAAGCCTTTTCCCCTCGCGTCATCTCAGAGCTTGAGCGTCAGCTTGTGGGTGTTGAGGATGTGCATCTTGGGTTTGAGCAGACCGCGCTGAATGAGGCTCTGTCTCAGATGATCGACTACGCGAACCAAGAAGCCGTCAGACAGCTTGGTATGCAGATCAGGCTCGCTCAGACCGACAATATCTCCATGATGCTCGATTTCGGCATGGGTGAGATAGAGGCGCAGATGCTGCGGGATATTTCTCAGGTGATGAAGCTGCATCGACAGCGCGGGCATGCCGCTCAGCTGACGGCTGACATGAACGGGTTATCTGTGCGCGAGGTTGTGATTGATCAGAACATTCGCGCCATGCGCAGAAGTGATCGTGTGTGGTTTGAAGACAGGGCTGGCCGGCGCATTGCGTCGCACAAGCACATACGTCGTCTCTGGAGACTGTTGTTGCGTGATCAGTACATGATGTCATTTGCACGCAACATCGCACTCATGGGGCAGTACAGCGCCCGCATCGTGCATCCTAACCCGCAGCACAGGGCGTATGGGCGCGTCGTCACTCTTGGGACGGGAACATCCTTTCTTGCAGAGCATGAGGACATCTTTCACCCCAACGCCCAAGTCTATCTTGTCACCGAGTCCACATATCAGGAGATGAACGCATGACCATTCGACCGCAAATTCCCTGCGTCATCATTCGGCGCACAGAGAGCTTCGATCGAACAGGTCGAGCCACTTACAGTGCCAAGCGTCTGAAGACCAAGTGCGACATTATCTGGGCCAAAGAGGGTGCGCAGATCACCACGGTGCGGGCTGATAGTTCGGCGTCACGCGGACGGGCGGATGAGGAGGTTAACGACGCTCGCTTGTTGTTTCATGCGCGTGAGCAATTGCGTCTTGGCGATGTCGTCGAAATCCCACCGCGACCGGGTCGCGGATACCCGGGCAAGCTGTCGATCGAGATTAACCTTATCCAGCGGCGCGTCGATGTCTCAGGTGCGGTGCATCATATCGAGGTTGAAGGCATGCGTCATGAAGAGGAAGCGGGGGCGTGACATGGGTTTGAAGTATCGCAGCACGGGCGGATTTGGCGTCAGCCTTATTAAATACGCAGAGCGATCCACACGTCAGTTACGGCGTGTGCATCGAAACACTGCGGAGCGTGTCGCAGAGGTTGCCGCGGAAATGGCGCCAGAGTTGACAGGCGATCTTGCGGACTCGATGGAGATCATGAACAGCCGCGGTGAAATGGGTCGGGTTATCTACACCGTCACTTACAGCGCTCCTTATGGCATCTACATGCACGAGGGTGTCTATAATCTCGGGCCGATTTCGGCCCAGAAAGACGCTGATGGAGAGTTTCGCGTGGGGCGTAAGTTCATGGAACGCGCGGCAGCGCATGTTGTTCACACAGAGGGCTTTGCAAAGCAGGCCTATAAGGCCGTGAGGTATAAATAATGGACCTGTTTGTCGTTCAAGACTACATCAGCACACAGCTGCCAAAGCTGGAACAGGGGCGAGATCTGTTTGTCTACTCAATGCCTGAAACTGTCTCCAAAGGTGTTCTGTTGGTTGCAGAGACCGCGAACGCCCGGGTGGATGACGATATTCCCGGCCTGTTTCACAATCGCTTTCAGGTCATTGTTCGGCATGTGGATTACACAGAAGGTTATGCGCAGGCAAAAGCGCTCTTTGACACGCTGAATGTCCGCATGAAGGTGATGGGGGCTTATCGTTTTGACTACATCAAGCCTATGCACCTGCCGATCCCATATCGTCGTGGCGCAAGTGATCAGCTTGAGTTTTCGGTCAACTTCCAGGCCCGATATATCGAGTGTTGATATCCTTATTGGTAAGTCAGTCATGAATGTGGTATTATTATCACGCATGCACCGGACTTAACTGAGAGGATATATCCAATGCCGAGTGATACCGCAAACGTGAAGGTTGGCGTTGCAACGCTTTCCTTTGACTCGAACGATCTGGGTTACACCAAAGGTGGCTCTGAAGTCTCCGTGACAACCGACACTTATGTCGTGACCGTAGATCAGTTCGGCAATACGCCGATCAAAGAGATCATCACAGGTCGTACCGTCATGGTAACAACGCCGCTGGCAGAAACCACGCTCGATCTGATGGCGACCATCATGCCGGGTGCAACTCTGACAGTTGATGGCGTAACACCAACAAAGCGCAAGGTGGAAGTGGTCGACTCTGTTGGCACAGATCTTCTGAGCATTGCCGCAGAGCTTGTTCTGCATCCGCAGGCGCTGCCCGCAGGTGATGTGTCGGAAGATATGATCATCCCACGCGCATCGACGCCTGGCGCTGTGAGCTTCGCCTATCAGCTGGACACCGAGCGCGTGTTTAACGCTGAGTGGAAAGGCTACCCGGACCCGACAACGCGGGTTCTCTTCATCTATGGCGACAAGTCTGTCACTGCCTAATTGTTGAAGTCAGTGGTGACTTGTCGTAAGATGAGTCACCACCCATTCACAAGGCATTGGAGCCACAATGAGCAATTCTGAATTCCTTGACCTCGACGCGGTCGCCCCGATTGTCAAAAAGGTCAAGCTCAACGGTAAAGAGTACACGTATCACGAGCCGACCGTTCAAGACTTTGCGGCAGAGATGCAGCGTCTTGAGGATAACAAGTCCAAGCTCAAGGAGCTTGAAGGGCTGACGGAAGGTGATCAACGAGCTGCTGGCATGCGTATCGTGATGGAAGAGATGGTCGCGTCCATCGCTTTTGCCTTCCCAGATATGAGTGAAGACGTCCTGCAATCTCTGACCTTGAAACAGGCAACAGCCATCACCGAGTTCATTCGCGGAAAGCTGGAAGAAACCGCTGACAAGGCGGAAGACCCCGAGGGAAACGGATAGGCGGCAGTAAGGGTTTAACCAAGATCGACTTTGGTTATCTTTTCTGCCGAGTTCTCAGCTTCTACGGGATGGGGTATCGAGAAGCCCTCGACCTTCCGATTACCACCTTCTGGCTTCTTTCCAACAGTATCAACCGTTTGATGGCGGAAAAAGACATCAGATCCCTCTCAGTCGCAGGCGCCGCCTCATCTGAGAAAGGGTTCAAGAAGGCCCAGGAAAGCCTTCAGAAAGAGATGGGGGATATCGTGATCAACGAGGCCCCTGAAGCAGTTGGAATGGAGCACATGGCCGACTTTGTCGCCAAGCTCAGCAACAGGTAAGGAACCCTGTCGTGACGGTCGCAGACAGAATTGAAGTTGTCCTTGATCTCAATGACAGGGGCTTTTCCGTAAAGTTGAAGGGTGCTGCGGCCGATCTTGACCGGCTTGGACTAGGCCTCAACAATCTCGACAGACGTATCAAGAAATCGGAAAGGGCGCTGCATGGATTTACAGCGTCCTTACGCGACTGGACACTGATCATCGGTCAGGCCCGCAACGCCCTGCATCAGTTGTGGATCGTATTCGGGGCGGTCCCTGCGCAGATTGTTAAGGTCAACAGTGAAATCGAGCGCATGGAATTTCTGCTACGCGGGATGTCTGATGCTGCAACTCAGGCTGGCAAAGACCTCGAAGCGGCAATGAATCTCGAAGCGCTGTTTGACTTTGCTAAAAACGCGCCGTTCTCGATCAACGCTCTCACCGACAGTTTTGTGAAGTTCAAGTCCGTTGGACTTGAGCCCTTGGACGGGTCGATGCAGTCACTGGTCGACGCGACGGCGGCCTTCGGTGGCACGGATGAGACGCTCAAGCGTGCCTCGATTGCCATTCAGCAGATGGCTGGTAAAGGCGTCATCTCCATGGAAGAGCTTCGCCAGCAGCTGGGTGAAGCGGTTCCGCAAGCTATCACAATCATGGCACAGTCAATGGGTCTGTCATATGGACAGCTTGTGAAGGAAATCTCCGAAGGCAAGGTCGCCGCGGAGCCTGCTCTTAAAGCCATGTTCACAGGTTTCGAAGTGGCCTTTGGAGGTCGCGCACAAGGCTTGATGGAAAGCTTCTCAGGTCAAATGGCGGTAATGCGAACAAGCATGACGGAGCTGATCTCTGAATCGGATGGCATGAGCGACTTTTACGACCAGGTGAAGCTGGGCGCTCAGGCGATAAACGAGCTTTTGGTCACTCGCGAAGTTGAAGAGGTAATGAATGGGTTAGGCCGTAGCTTGGCTATTGTGACTCAGGGTTTTGTGTACGTGATTGATAATGCCTCAATTGCATATTCAACCATAAAAGCCTTGAAGGATGTCGTGATAGAGACGGCTTTTACAAAAGAAGACACACTTCTATACCAGATCAGAGTGCTGGCAGAAGAGGCGCAAACTGCCGTGGACAACTTGTTTGAAGCGACCGATAATTTGAACGCTCGATGGGGTGAATCTCTTGGCGCCGAGCAGGCGGAAAACGGTTTATTCCAAATTCTTCCCGCTTTGGATAAGAAGATCAATTCGTGGATCTCCGGTAGAGATGTTGATGTCAGTATGTTCGAGGGCAAGTTTTGGACAGACTTGTTCTTTGGTGAGGGTGCAGATGTTGCAGATGAAATTCTTCAGCAACAGCTTCAGAGCGGCAATGCGATTGTGGAAGGCGGGCTCGACGACGCTCTGCGGGTCTATGACAATCACCTCGCAAGAATGGACGCCATTCGGGCCGAGATGCAGGCGGCGCAACAAGAGTTAAGCGGCACGGCTGCGACCTTTGCGCCAGAAATGTTGGAGAACGGTGAGGAGATATTCCTCTTGGAGCAGCGCGACGTTCTGCTGGCCGATCTTGAAAACCAGAGAGAGTATGTTGAGGAGCGTCGGCAAAGGGCTCAGGATAAGATCGACATTCTGAACCAAGAGATTGAAGCACTTCGTGCATTACAGGTAAAAGAGGCAGGCGATATCTCCATCGCTGGCCTTGAGCGCAAAGCTCAACGAGAGCAGGAGATTACCGATCTCGCCCTGCACAT